TTTGAATGAAGCATTAATCACTCTTCATCAAATTCTTCCTAAGTTTCAGAAAGAAAATAAACTTCAAAAAGTTCAGTGTATTGTCTTGACCGATGGTGAAGCAAATCAACTTGTCCATCATAAAGAGGTTAAACGTCACTGGGATAAAGAACCATATATTGGAACTGGTTATATTAACTCACACACAACATTTATTCGTGATCGTAAATTAGGAACTACTTACAAAATTGGTTCTGCGTATCATGAGTTCACTGATGTTCTTCTTAGGAATTTGAAAGACAAGTTTACTTTTATGAATTTTATTGGTATTCGTGTTCTTGAAGGACGTATTTTTAGTCGGTTTGTTCAAATGTATCATTCTCAACTTGATAAACAGTATGAGAAAATTCAGAATGATTGGAGGAAACTGAAGAGTTTCACTATCACCAACTCTGGTTATGATGCTTACTTTGGAATGTCTGCATCGGCACTTTCTCAAGAAACTGAGTTTGAAGTTTCTGAAGATGCAACTAAATCTCAAATTAAATCTGCTTTTGCAAAATCACTCAAAACTAAAAAACTAAATAAAAAAGTCTTAAGTGAATTTATTGAATTAGTTGCATGAAAAAAGATGAAATGGCAGAACATACTATTCAGAATAAAGAACAAAATTTTAGTGCCTATATTAAACAAAGATCGATAGCATTTTCAGAATGGTACTCTGATTGCTTTCTTATAGATTCAGCTTGTTATAAAAGTGCAGCAGTATTTAGTGCTGTACAAATGATAAATTTGATGGGATATCAAAAAGGAATAGAAATTGGAGTTTCTAGCGGTCATAGCACAATTACTCTTTTAGAAACTTGTGAAAATTTAAAAACTCTATATTGTGTTGATAATTATAAACCTTATGTAGATTATTACACACAAAATTTTTATGTTGATCAATATGAAATTAATATTATAAAAAATTTAGCTTTTAAAAAAATATACAGTTCTAGAAATAAACATAAAGTAGTTTTTTATGAAGAAGATAGTGATCTTACTGTAAATAAATTTGAAGATGGAGAGTTAGACTTTGCATTTTTGGATGCCCATTTAAATGCCGAACATATTAAAAATGATTTGGAAAAGTGGTATCCAAAAGTTAGAAATGGTGGACTTGTTATGATACATGATACTAATTTTCCATCTGTATTAAATGAAATAAAATCTTTTATTAAAACTATAAATTTTGATGGCAAATTTAGTAATGTAATTGATCTTTGTTGTTTAGTTAAACCTGAATAACTTACTAATCTGGGACAGTTCAAGAACTGTCCACTGGGGGTCTTTATGACCCCTTTTTGCCTTTATAATAACGGAGTTGAAACAAAACAAACCATGTCTCTTTCTTCCGATTACATCCGCACTTCCCTTCAAAATCTTTATGGTAATAACGTTACCAGTGCAGATATTCGTGCTTGGTGTAATATGAATGATACAAATTATCAGACTGTATCCAACAAACTTTATCAATACAAAACTGGTTACGGCAAATGGAATCTTGAAGTGACTCAACAAAAAGTGGAAGAAATCGAACGTACTTTCCAAGCACCTTCAGTAGTTCCTCCAGTAGAGCAAAACCTTATTCCTGATAAAGATGATACCTTCGTCAAGTTTGGTAACTTTAACGATATTAAGAAAATTATTCAGTCCCGTCTTTTTTATCCTACGTTCATTACGGGTCTTTCGGGTAATGGTAAAACGTTCAGCGTGGAGCAAGCGTGTGCTCAACTGAAGCGTGAGTTGATTCGTGTAAACATCACGATTGAGACTGATGAGGATGATCTTATTGGTGGTTTCCGTCTTGTTGATGGTGCTACTGTTTGGCATAATGGTCCTGTGATCGAAGCACTTGAGCGTGGCGCGATCCTTCTTCTTGACGAGATTGACCTTGCTTCTAACAAGATTCTGTGTCTACAATCAGTGCTAGAGGGTAAAGGTGTCTTCCTTAAGAAGATTGGTAAGTATGTCAAACCTGCCGCAGGATTTAACGTATTTGCCACTGCAAACACCAAGGGTAAGGGTTCTGATGACGGTAGGTTCATCGGCACTAACGTGCTCAACGAGGCGTTCCTAGAGCGTTTCCCTGTGACTTTTGAGCAGTCCTATCCCGCTCCTGCTACTGAGCAAAAGATCCTGGAAGGCATCGCTCTGGATCTTGGAGTGGAGGATCGTGACTTCTGCAAGCGCCTGGTGGACTGGGCAGACATTATCCGTAAGACTTTCTACGATGGTGGCATTGAGGAAATCATCAGCACTCGCCGCTTAGTTCATGTTGTTCGCGCTTTCAGTATCTTTGGTGATAAAGCAAAGGCAATCCAGGTCTGTGTAAATCGTTTTGATGACGAAACCAAGCAAGCATTCCTGGAACTGTATGACAAGGTAGATGCTGATTTCCAGATGCCTGAAGGTCAGCATGTAACTTATGATCTTGACCCTAAGGCACCTTTCTGATATAATATTGGGAGGTAACCCCTCCCCTTTTTATTATGGATCTCTGGAAAAATTACAAAAAAGTTTTATTTGAAACTTTTCCTGATCTCACTTACCAATCTACTTGGTGTCAGTGGGAGGGTAAAATTAATCTAGATGCAAAACTCTATTCCAGTCCAACAATTCGGAGGTATTAGGTTCTTTGAACCAGGAAATCATTTCTCAGAACATCTATTTGTTGCTAAGTGTACTATGAGTGAAGTTGACAATTATCTAAAAGACTTCACCAAATACTTGCTTAAATTTAAAGAAATGCTAGACTTAAAGAAACCATCTGGACTAGACACTTCAGAGTATCATGATTTTGATTCTTACATGACAAAACTAGATCCTGTTGCTGGTTATCTTTCTAGTAACTTTGGAAAAGAAAAATCAGAACAATTTGTAAACGATTTTCTTTTATTGAACCTTAACAATACTAATGGTTTTTGGAAGTACGAAGAGGACAAAACTCTGAAAGAGATTGAGCAATATATTTCTAGTACATATCATTCTCACTATACTTCTGAACAATCCAAAACTCAAACTCTTGATTTGATTGAAAGTATTGGTGATGCCGAAGCATTTACCCGTTCAAATGCAATCAAGTATCTTTCTAGGTTTGGTAAGAAGAATGGCAAATCAAAAATGGATATCCTAAAGGCAATTCATTACTGCGTTCTACTTTATCATTTCGCTGGACTTCACAAAAATACTAATGGTGGTTATGAAACTTTCTGATAAAACTTTAAACATCCTAAAAAACTTTTCCAATATTAATCAATCTATTTTGTTTAAACAGGGAAACAAACTTAGGACAATTTCTGTAATGAAGAACATTCTTGCAGAATGTACAATCCAAGAAGAGATTCCAAAAGATTTTGGAATCTATGATCTCAATCAATTTCTGAACGGTCTTTCACTTTATCAAAACCCAGAACTAGATTTTTCTAATGAAGGGTATCTTAGTATGAAAGAAGGTAAGATGCGCTCAAAATATTTCTTTGCTGATCCTAACATTATTATTGTTCCTCCAGATAAAGAAATTGTAGTTCCTTCCGAGGAAGTTACTTTTGATCTTGATACACAACAATTAAATAATTTGTTGAAAGCAGCAGCAATTTATCAACTTCCTGATTTTTGTGTTGTTGGTGAAGCAGGAGTAGTAAAACTAGTTGTTACTGATAAAAAGAATGATACCTCAAATGATGTATCAGTAATTGTTGCTGAAACTGAAAACGAATTTAGTTTTAATTTCAAAGTTGAGAATATTAAGATTATTCCTGGTACTTATGAAGTTTCTATTTCTAAAAAGTTACTATCAAAGTTCTCAAGTAAGAATTACGATCTAAATTACTATATTGCTTTAGAACCAGATTCAACTTATGATGAATAACAATTGTCTATACTAATAGATTAATTGTTTAGAGTTTTCTTAAACTCAAATTTTGTTTAGTAACTTTGCTTTTCATTATGAAAAATCATGATTTCTTATGGGTCGAGAAGTATCGACCTAAAACAATCGAAGAGTGTATCCTTCCAGAAGGAACTAAAAAAACTTTTTTAGATTTTCTTAAAAAAGGTGAAGTTCCAAATCTACTTCTTGCTGGTCCTGCTGGTTGTGGAAAGACCACAGTTGCCAAGGCACTTTGCAATGAACTTGGAGTAGATGTTTATGTAATAAATGGATCTGACGAAGGTAGATTCCTCGATACTGTCCGAAACAATGCAAAGAACTTCGCTTCGACCGTTTCGCTCTCATCAGATGCTAAGCATAAAGTTATCATCATTGATGAGGCAGATAACACAACCTCAGATGTACAACTCCTCTTACGAGCGTCTATTGAGGAGTTTGCTAATAACTGCCGATTCATTTTCACTTGTAACTACAAAAATAAAATCATCGAACCACTTCATTCAAGATGTGCTGTTGTAGATTTTACTCTCAAAGGAAAGGAAAAAGCGAAACTTGCTGCTGAGTTTTATCAAAGACTTCAGAATATTCTAACAACAGAAAAAGTAGAGTATGAACAAAAAGTTCTTATTGAATTAATTAATAAGCATTTTCCAGATTGGAGGCGGGTTCTAAATGAGTGTCAAAGATACTCTGTTAGTGGAAAAATTGATTCTGCTATTCTTGCTTCTTTCTCTGATGTTTCTGTAAGTGATTTAACTAAAAATTTAAAAGAAAAAAACTTTCCCGAAGTTCGTAAATGGGTTGTTAACAACCTTGATAATGATTCTAGTGTTCTCTTGCGTCGTATTTACGACTCTCTTTATACATCTCTTGAAAACGCTAGCATTCCTGCTGCTGTACTTATCATTGCTAAGTATCAGTACCAAATAGCATTTGTTGCTGATCAGGAAATTAACTTACTAGCAGCATTAACTGAAATTATGGTAGAATGTGAATTCAAATAGGAGAAAAAAATGAATGTAAAACTTATTCGTATGTCTTCTGGTGAAGATGTAGTTACGGAAGTTCTAGAAGAAAAAGAAGATAGTATTCTAGTTCAGAATGCTATTGTTGCTGTCCCTGCAGGTAACGGTCAATTGGGATTTGCTCCTTGGGCACCAATTTTAAATCGAACAAAAAAAGAACTTGAAGTTAATTCAAAGTTCATTGTCTTTATTGCTGATCCAGATGATTCTGTAGTTGAACAATATGAGCAGATGTTCTCACCAATTTCTAAACCAGCAGGTAAAAAACTGATCCTCTGATTTTTATTTTTATTATGATTAAATTGAACGTAACTCGACTAAACAGTATTTCCGAGCAAAAAAAAGTAGGAAATAAAAAGAAAAAGAAAAACTGGGAAGAATACTGTCTAGTCTCTTATAGAGAAATGAAATCAATTGTGGATCTGTGGCAAGATCCTACTTTTGATTCACGCCCTCTAACTAGAAGTTATTACATTAAAGTTTTTGATTGTGCTCAGGTAAACTTTACTGGGTTTGCAAGTGAAAGCGCAATCAAAAATAAAATTGAGGGTAAAAAAGTTGTTTATGATCATTGTCTTTCACCTCAGTTTGTGACAAGAATGATCTTAGACAATCCAGACATTTACCTTAAAGACTATGAAAGTTTTAAAGAGATTTTTTGGGAAAGTTGTAAAACAATTATGGTAACTCAAAAAGAAAATCTTTTGCTATCATATCTTACAGAAAATGATGGATATAGTTATAGAGTTCATGTTCCAACTCACTTAAAGTATAAACACATGGACATTAAATTATTATTTCGTCCAACTATAAAAGGAAGGTGGAAAGACGCAGTTCCTTTAGATACTAATATCATTGAAGTACCAGAAAATCTGGTAGAATATGAAAAGCACTTTTTAGTTTGATTATGTTATCTCCTGAACAAGCAATTTGGGCAGCAGATC